CACGCCCGCGACGGCGGGCATCCTCGACGCCAACGTGAAGAACATCAACAACGTGGCCGCCGCCACGCCGGGCGCCGCCGGTGGCGTGTTCATCGCGGGCACGAACGCGGCCACCACGGTGACGACGGCGCTCACGACCACCTTCACCGGCAACCTGACGGGCTCCGTGGCCAGCGTGACCGGCGCCGTGGGCTCCGTCACGGGGGCGGTGGGCTCCGTCACGGGGGCCGTCGGCAGCGTCACGGGTGCGGTGGGTGGCAACGTCAGCGGCAATGTCACCGGCTCGGTGGGCTCGCTCGCGGCGCAGGCCAAGGCTGACGTGAACGCGGAGGTGGTCGACGTGATCCGCGTGGATCAGATCGCGGAGCTGGCGCAGGCCGCCCCGGCGGCGACCCCGACGGTGGCGACGGCGCTAATGCTGCTGTACCACGCCCTGCGGAACCAGATCACCGTCACCAGTTCAAGCATGACCATTTCCAACGATGCGGGCGTGGTGATCGCGAAGAAGGCGCTCACGGACGACTCGACTCAGTATACGGAAGCAGAGATGGTCAGCGGGCCATGATCGACACCGAGCGCAAGCGCAAGGCCATCGTCTCCATCGCGCGCCCCTGGCATCCGCCCATCATCGTGCCCGACGGCACGCTCAACGCCGCCGATCGCGGCACCATCGGGCGCGGCGGCAGCGGGATCATCGCGGCGGGCGGCGGTGGGGCGAGCAACTACCTCACGATGTGGCACGCCCACCATGGAGCCCATGGATGAATCCCATGCCCCCGCTCTCGCTCGTGCAGAACCTTCAGCGACTAGACCCGCTGTTGCGAATCCGGTGGGCCACCCACGGCAAGCACTGGCTCATCGAGGTGAAAGCGCGCGAGCGGCAGCCCGGCTGGCTCGCCGAGAAGCCGAGCGCCTTCGGCACCACGCCGCGCGCGCTGGATGCGTGGGATGGCTGGCGGCAGGGCTACTGCTACGTGACGAAGCTGCGCCACCCGATCGAGTACCCGTGGGACTTCATCGCCGCGCACCTGAAGCACCTGACGCTGGAGGCGCATCAGGCGAAGGACGAACTGCTGCGCCGCCTCGACGCCGCCGAGGCCGAGGAGGAGGCCGAGACCAAGCGCGCGTGGGACACGATCAACGAGCAGGGCGCGCGCGAAATCTACGACCGCCTGGCCTGGGACACGAAGCGCCAAATCAGCACGCATGTGGCCGGTGACAACCCGCTGCGCACAGAGCACGACGGCTTCGTGACCTATGACCGCCGGGGCGTGACCGCCTGATGGCCGCCCCGCGCAAGACGGTCGCCGACCTCCTCCTCGCCGTGCGCCAGAACCTGGATGAGCGCGAGGAGGCATTCTGGCTCGACACGGAGCTGATCGCCCGCCTGGACGACGCCCAGCACATGGTCTGGTCGCGCGTGAAGGCGCTGAAGAGCGACTACTTCGACGTGCAGCGCTCCTCGACCGACGGCAGCGTGACCATCCTCGGTGAGGCGTACGACTGCGCGGGCTTCGCCATCGCTGCGAGCACGACGAGCTACACGCTGCCGCCCGACATGGACGAACTCAAGCTCATCGAGTGCCTCACGAGCGGGTACGAGGCCGTCACCTTCGCCTTCGCGGACATGACCTCGGCCGCGTTCCGCTCCCTGCTCGCGACGGTGGACGCGCAGGAGCCGAGCGGCTTTCTGTGCGACCTCATCGGCGAGCGCGCGCTGGTCGTGGCGCCCAAGGCCAACCGCGCGCTGGACCTCAAGCTGACCTACACGCCGATCCTGGGCACGCTGAGTGCCACGACGGACACGCTCCAGGTGCCGCAGCCGCTGTGGCTCGCGGTCGTGGACTACGCGACGGCGCGGGCGCAGATGAAGGACCGCGACAGCTCGTTCCTCATGTGGCAGCAGGCGGCCGAGGCGACCCTGGCCCGCTTCGTCGGCAGCCACGCCCGCCAGACGCAGGACACCGAAGTGGCGGAAGGCCTCTTCTGCTGATGGCGCCCCCTGTGCTCTACGGCCAGGCGCTCAAGTCCTACCGCGTGGACAGCTTCGCGGGCGGCCTCGACGTGAAGACGACCCCGCTGCGCCTGTCCCGCATGAAGAACGGCAACCGCCTCACGCAAGCCACGAACATGGTCTACACGACCGATGGCGGCGTGACCAAGCGCTTCGGCAAGGTGGCGATCAATGCGACTACGCTCGGCGCGACCGTGAAGATCCTCGGCGGCACGCAGTTCCGCCTCAGCAGCGGCACCGACTACCAGGTGGTGGGCACCTCCGACGGCCGCGTGGTGAAGATCCTCACCGACGGCACCACCGCGAACCTCGCCACGGGCAAGTCCACCAATGCCGGGGTCCGCTACCGCTTCGCGACCTACAACGACCTGCTGCACATCACGAACGGCTACGACGCGCCGATGACCTGGGACGGCACCACGTTTCAGAACATGGCGGGCTCCCCGCCGGCCACGGGCCAGGTGATCGTGATGCACGGCAACCGCGCCTTCATGACGGCCCGCGCGGTGCCCTCGCGTCTCTACTGGTCCGCGCTGAACAACACGGTGAGCTGGACGGGCACCACGGATGCCGGGTTCATGGACGTGGAGCCGAATGACAACTCCACGATCGTGGACCTCGTGAGCAGCATTCAGGAACTCGTGATTCTCAAGGGTCGCCGCCCGTATCGCCTCCAGGGCATCGGCCCGGTGACGGGCTACACGGTGGCGGATCACCTAGTCCCCACGGTGGGCTCGGTGGGCGCCATCTCCTCGCAGGGCGCGCTGTTCGCGCTGAACGATGTCTGGTACGTGTCCGAGCTGGGCGTGCATAACCTCACGCAGACGCAGCAGTTCGGCGATCTCAAGGAGGCGTTCGTCTCCGACAAGGTGGAAAACTACTTCCGCCTCGACACCGACGTGTCGCTGGCGCTGGCGAGCCTGAACACGGCCGCGATGGCCTACGACTCGCAGAACAACTTCCTGTATCTCGCGCTGTGCGCCAATAGCGGCGGCACCAACGACACGCTGCTGGTCTACGACATGCTGCTCAAGGCGTGGTCGGTCTGGACGAGCACGGCCTACGCGAGCCTGTGGACGGTGCGCAACTCCACGACGGGCGCGCGGGAGGTGTGGGCGGGCGGCTACGACGGCTTCGTGTACTGCCTCAACCGCTCCTCGGGCTCGACCGAGGCGATCAGCGGCGTCGCGTCGCACATCACCGATCTCGGCGAGCCGGGCGTGCAGAAGTCCGTGCGCTATGCGTTCTTCTACTTCTCCACGGAGGACGTGGGGCACGTGCAGATCACGACCACCTTCGATTTCGGCGCGGCGGGGGGGCAGGTGTACTCGGCCAACCTCGCGGCCGACACCAGCGTCTGGGACAACGCGACGTGGGATATCAACCTCTGGGACAACGACGTGCGCACCGGGATCATCCGGCTCGACCTCAGCGGCCTCGGCGAGGTGGTGGAGTTTACCGTGCAGAACCTTGAGCCCGCCCAGTCCTACACCTGGCTCGGCTTCGAGTGCTTCTTTAGAGACCGCCGGCATATCCGGCGACCCAGGAGCTTGGCCTAATGGCGACCCTCACGACCTTTACTGCCGGCACCACGATCCGATCGGCCGATGTCAACGCGAACTTTGTCGCGGTGAATACGGAGGTGGAGGGCGCCACGCGCACGGGGTACGCCAGCAGTGTGCCAGTGGGCAACATCGGGACCGGGATCGACACGCTCCACTCCTGGACGATGCCGGCGGGCACGCTGAGCGCCATTGGCGACGGGCTTATTATCCGCGCGCATTTCGTCTGTGCCGCCAATGCGAACGCCAAGGCGATCAATATCAAGATCGGCGGGATCAACCAGGAGATCAACCCCACGACCACGAGCCCCAACGGCAAGGATTTCGTGGTGGATCTCGTCGTGACCGTGTGCAACCTGACGGCGTTTAACAACATGAACACGGTGGGCACGTCGGTCATCGCCACCACGCTCACCGGCACGAGTCCCGCGCTGGAGCGGGCGTTCGTGAGTGCCGGTGGCGTCAGCGCCGGGTCCTTCGCGTCCGATATCGTCGTGCAGTTCACGGGCACGGCCACCACCACGAATGACATCGTGCAGCAGCTCACCTACATCGCCGTGTTCAAGGCGTGACGATGGCCGGCCTGCTCCCCCCAAAGCTCCGTGCGCTCCTGGACCTGCTGCGCCACGCCGATCTGCCTGGCCCGCTCGGCGAGGACGTGCGCGCCCAGATCGACCAGGTGGAGGCCGAGGTGACGGACCTGACCCAGCGCTTGCAGCGCCACCCGGAGGCGCCGTGATGCGCCGCGCCCTCGTCCTGATCCTCCTGCTCCTGCTCCCGGTCGCCGCCCACGCGACGGAGAAAGTGGGCTTCGCGTGGGCCGCGGAGCTGGCGCCGTGCGACGGGTGGCGCCCGATGGCCTCCTGGGCGAATCCCACGGGCCGCACGCTCTATGTCGAATCCATGCGGATCTTCCTCGGCGTGAACGATCCGGGGCTCTACGGCCAGACCGATACGCATGTGAAGATTCGGCACGCCAACGGGTCCGTGATCGAATCGCTCTCGGCCGACAAGTACACGAGCCCGACCGGCATCGGGGACGTGACCTCGCTGCGGATCTACCGCACGCCCTGGAAGTTCTTGCCGGAGGAGGGCATCACCATCGCCGCGTTCTGCGCCAACTGGAACCCGCTCCGCGGCCCGACCCAGGTCATGCACTACGAGATCACGGTGGAGGGCTACACCGAGCCATGAACCCGACGCGCCCCCTGGCGGCGGGCTGTGTGGTGGTGGGCCGCGGGGCGGGGCTCGAGCCGAAGACCATCGCGGCGGGGGCGGCGGGCACCGTGCTCACGACGGCCACGCTGGGCGCGGAGCCCGCGTTCGCCGCCCCCGCGGCCGTGAGCCTCACGTCGGGCGTGACCGGCGTGCTGCCGCTGGCCAATGGCGGCACCGGCTCGGCGCTGGGCGCGCTGGCGACCCTGCCGTTCACGGGCACGGCGGTGGCGGCAGGCAGCACGGTGTTCCTCGGTCGCGATGAGGACGCCACCGAGGGGAACGTGCAGTTCCTCTCGCCCTTTGCCACCACCGCCACCATCGTGGGGCTCTCCACGGTCGCGGCCGTCGCGGTGGGCGTGGGCCAAACCGCCGTCTACACCGTGCGGGTGGGCGGCGCGGATACCGCGCTCACACTGACCGTGACGAATGCGAGCCCGTTTGGCCTCGCGGCCGGCGCGGTGAGCGTGGCGCCCTCGCAGCTCTTCAGCATCAAGCTCGTCACCTCGGCGGGCTGCGCCGTGGGCAATCATCAATGCCTGCTGGCGATCCGGGCCTGACCATGGCGATCGTGCGGATTCCTCGAGCGGCGGTGGACCCCGGTGGCGGCACCGATCCGAGCACGATCCTGTCCCGCCTCGCCCCGGCGGGCGCGCTCGCCAAGACGGCGGGCAACCTGAGCGGCTCGCCCGATCTCGGCGCGGTCGGCATGGGGCTGTCGGGCCTCCTCGGCCTCACGCGCGGCATCGTGAAGGGCGACCCCGGCCAGGCCATCGGCGGCGCGGCCAACGTGGGCAGCGGCGTCGCGGGCCTCGCCGGGTATCCCGGCGTCAGCAGCGGCCTGGGCGCCATCGGCGGCCCGCTCACGCTCGCCACGGGCCTGGCCTCCGGGGACCCCCTGAGTTCGACCCTCGGGGGCTTGCAGACCGGGAGCCTCATCAGCGGCTACCTCGGCGGCCCCACGATCACCTCCGGCCTCGCTTCGCTGTACGGCCTGCTGCCGGGTGCCGCGGAAGGAGCGTTCGGCGCGGGCGCCCTCGGGGCCGGGTCACTCGCCGCCGGATCGGCGTCGGAGCTGGGCCTCGGGGCGACCGCCGCGGCGGCGGGTGGGGCCAGCAGTGCGCTCGCCGGGGGTCTCGCGCTCGGCCCCTTCGCGCTCCTCGCGGCCGGCGGGCTGCACGCGCTCACCAGCGGGGGCGGGGACATGTTCGACGCGCTGTTCGGCGAGGATCACACGCAGCCGTGGAGCCAGATGCAGGAGTACAAGGCCAACGCGGATGCCTGGCCCGGCCTGGTCCAGCAGCGCGTGGCGGGGGCCAACCTGTTCAAGAACCTGGACCAGTACGACACGCCCGAGGAGATCACGCAGGCGCTCGGCACCGCCGCCAAGGGGCGCAGCGCCCAGACCGAGCCCGCGTTCTGGACGCTCTCGCACGTGCCGACGGCGCTACCGAACCTGAAGCCGATGGACCTCTCCGCGTGGGAGGCGGTCTCCCCCGAGCTGAAGGGCGAGAACTGGGGCGCGTTCCTCGGGCTGGCCGACAAGGCGCAGAACGCCGGGCTCGACTGGATGCCGGGCGTGCCCGGGCTCGGCTCGGGCCCGCTGCGGCGGGACGAGGGGATGCAGGCGGTCGGGCCCCTGACCGACTACCAGCGCCAGGGCCTCGACGTGAGCACGGGGGCCGACGTGGGCCGCCAGACGGCCGCCTGGGCGCCGGGGCAGGGGAACAACAGCACCACGCAAGAGGCGTGGGACGTGTCGCAGGCCCTCGGCAGCATGGGGACCGACCTCGGCATCGACTGGGCCAAGCGGGGCGAGAGCGGGCGGAATCAGGGCTACGAGGTGGCCCCCGACGAGCTCGCCGCCTACGGATTCACGCCGGGCCAGTACGGCACCGCGGCGCTCGGCTACCTGAAATCGCTCGACCCCGGGATCACGGCGGGCGACAAGTGGACCGACTACACGAAGGCGCTCGGCGTGACCGACGAGGACCTGGCGGCCCTGCCGACCGGCCTGGGCCCCTTCCGCAGCAAGGTGACGATGCCGTACTCGGCTCAGTTGCCCGAGTTGAACCTGGGAGGGTTCTAGACTGTGGCACGACGCCACAATCTGAGCCGTCGGGACTCAAGGTATAGGAGAATCCTATAGCTATGGCTGACGACGGCGACTGGTCCTGGCTCGACGCGCTTGCCAACACCGGCTTCGACGCGGGCGATCTGGGCGATTTCATGTATTTCGATACCGATACGGGCCAGTTCGTGGACGCCTCCATGGTCGACCCGGCCAGCGTGACGGACCTCGACCTGTCGGGCTCAGGCTCTGGGCCGATCGACTTCGGCGGCACGGGCGGGGCGCTGGACACCTCCCCGATCAGCACGTCGACCAGCGATCAGCTCCGCAGCCTCCAAGCCGATGCCAGCACGCCCGGGAGCGAGCCGTTCAACGCGGCGAACATGGCCGACCCCAGCGCGTCCATCGCGAGCGCGGATGATGGGTCCGGCCTGGGCAAGTACATCAAGGCGCTCGCCGGGGGCCTAGGCAGCGCGCTCACCGGCGCCGGGGGCGGGCTCAGCGGCTTGGCGGGCGGCAACGCGGGCATGGGCGCCCTCACCGGCCTGCCGGGCATCCCGGGCCTCACCAACGCGAGCCTTGAGCGCGCCGGCACGCCGGGCATGGGCGGCATGACGGACGCGGGCGGCCTGCCCGGGCTCCAGGGCCTCGTGCGCCCCGCGATGCAGGACCCGGTGTCGGCCGCGCTGATGCGTCTGCAGGCCGACCCGGGAGCCAGGCTCGGGCTCCAGGCGCCCGTGGACGCGGGCCCGCCGCCCGTGAAGTTTACGCCGCTGCAGGTGCCCGGGGCTGCGTCGCCGCCGATGGCGGGCGCGGTACCTCAGCCGCGGATGAGCGGGCTGCAACGCCTCATGGCCGAACGGATGGGGTAGATGCGATGCCCGGCGGCCTTCAGGGACTGGTCTCGGATGGCGACAACCTGCGCAAGCAGTTGCAGACGGATGACCCCTCGTCGCCCGCCAACGCGCTCAGCACCCTCGTCCAGTGGTGGAGCGACTGGCGGGCGCGCCAAGCCACCGAGGCCGATCCCACGAATCCGCCCGTGGGCCTCTCCGCACCTGGCGGCGGGCTATCGGGTCTAATGGCGGGGGCCATGCGCAAACCTGTCCCAGTGGTGACTGCCGAGGAACTGGCCGCCGCATTATCCCGCCGCACGGCGGCACACGCGGACATGGATGCGGCGATCGCCCGCCTGAATGAAGGGTGGAATGCCGGTGGCTCGCCGGATGGGCGCACTGGGGTCGTCCCGCAAGGGAATATCCGCATCGACCCAGAATGGGCCTCGGCGTGGAAGGCCGCGACCCAAGCGGACGCTATTGTCCAGCGCGCCGCGAAGCAACGACGAAGCGGCACGACGCCATGAAGATATTCACGCGGAGAGGGTAAGCCATGGCCAACACGACCACCACCGACCGCGGCAGCGACTACGACAAGCTCATTGCGGATCGCGCCGCCTTCTTCGGCCCCAGCGCGGACCCGATGGGCTCGCTCGCCGACCAGAACACGGGCTATTACGCCCCCGGATCTGGAACCCCGGGCGATCCGTGGTTGCAGCCCCGATACACGGACGCGCATGGCGCGCTCCTACCGGGATATGCCCAGGGGGCCGGGACGCCTGAACAGACGCGTACGCTCGCCAATGGACGAACCGTCACGATTCGGGCGACGCCAGGCCCTATCGTCCGGTTGGTCGGGGGCCCCGCAGGAGGATCATCCGGCGCGGGGACCAATCCCGGTGCGTACACCGGCTCCGCTGGCTCGTACACCGGCGGTGGCGGGTCGGTGGGCAGCTACGAGCTGCCGGGGAGCGCGGCGGCCTCCCAGAGCCTCCGTGACCTCCAGATGGGCGCGCTGGGTGGCCTGCAGGGGCTGATGAGCCAGGACACCACGGCCCAGCGCGACAAGATCCAGCAGGCGCTCTATGAGACGGCCTCGCGGGGCATCAACACGGCGGCCGACCGGGCGCGACAGGCCATGCTCGAGGGCACCTTCGGGCGCGGCGTCGGCAGCAGCACGATCTCGCTGGAGCTCGCCGGGCGCCAGCAGCAGGAGCAGAGCGACGCCCTGGCGCAGGCGGCCCGCGATGCCTACACCCAGGCCGGGTCGGAGCAGCGCGCGGACCTCGCCTCCCAGCTCGGGCTGAACAGCACCAGCTTCAACGCGGCGACCAGCGGGCTGCAGGGCGAGGCCAATGTGGCGCTCACGAACCTGGCCCGGGAGCAGCAGGCCAATCAGTTCGCCCAGAACCTCGGCTTCCAGGGCGCGGAGAACGCGGCCAATCGCGCGCAGGCCGCGAGCCAGTTCGGGTCGAACCTGGGCCTGTCCTACGCGCAGCTCGGCCAGCAGGCGAGCCAGTTCGGCGCCAACCAGGCGTTCCAGGGCAGCGAGAACGCGGCCAACCGGGCGCAGGCCACGAGCGAGGCCGAGCTGAACCGCCAGCTCCAGGAACTCCTCCTGCAGAACCAGCAGACCTTCGCGGGCGGGCAGAATCAGGCGGCGCGGGATGCCGCGGCAGCGGCGCAGGCGAGCGCGCAGGCCTTCACCGGCCAGCAGAACCTGGCGGGCCAGACCTTCACCGGGCAGCAGAACACCGCGGCGCGCGATGCCCAGATGCAGGCGCTCCTGCTCCAGCTCGCGAACAACCGCGACATCGCGTCGAACAACGCCGTCGGGGCCGGGATCGGCGCGGCCGGGACGGGCCTCGGCGCGCTCCTCGGCCCGGCGCTGGCGCAGATCGCGAAAGGGTGGGTGAGCTAATGGCGGGCTACGGCGTTCTGGCCGGGCTCCTCGGGGGCCTCGGCGGCTTCGGCCAGCAAGTCGGCGGCGCGATGGAGGCGCAGCGCAAGGACGCGCTCGAGCGGGATCGCCTCGCCATCGAGCAGCAGCGCGCCGACCAGCTCTTGACCTTGCAACAGAACACGCTGGAGCAGCAGCGCTCCGCGCAGGCGCAGAATCAGAGCCAGTTCGAGGCCAAGCAGGCAGCAGAGACCACGCCCGTGGTCAACCTGTTCAAGTACATTGGCATGCCGGTGCCGGAGTCCATCGACCCGTCCCAGCGGGTGCCCACGGCCATGGCCGATAAGCTCATCGCGGGGATGCAGGAGCAGCAGAAAGCGGCGCGGGAGCAAGCCCTGAACACGAAGACGGGGGCCTTCCTCCAGCAGGCCAAGGGCACGCCCGGCGTGGAGCCGCCCGATGAGGGCGCGATGTATTCCGCTGGCACGCCCGCCACACCGCCGCTCAGCAAGTGGGACACGGCGGCCGGGCTCGCGGCGCTCGGCCACAAGGATGCGGGGCTGACCACCCTGATGAACATGCTCTACCCCGCAAACAAGTTTGCGCCCTTGGCCGAAGGCGCCACCGGCATCTTCAACACCGAATCCGGCGTCCCGACGCTCTTCGATCGGCCGTCGGGGGGCCCGCCGGAGGCGCGGCCTGGCTTCGAGATCGAGACCACGACCGACAAGAACGGCCGCGTCAGTTACCACGAAAAGCGGATCACCTCGGGCGTGGATCACGATGCGCTGGCCCGAGAGCGCGGGTACGGCTCCTTTGCCCAGGCGCCCCAGGATGTGCAGCGCGCCATCAACGTGCAGATCAAGCAGGACCGCGTGGATGTCTCCAACGCCCAGGGCGCCGGCGCGCTGGCCCAGCGTCCGCTCAGCGATCAGGAGCAGTCGGCGATCTCCGCGCACAACACCATCCTGTCGTCCATCGCACAGCTCAAGCAGTTCTCGCCTGCGGAAATCGCGGCCTACACGGGCCTCCTGAATCGCCCGGTGGCGAACGTGAAAAATGCCCTCGCCGGCCTCGGGATCATCGACGCCGACCGGCGCTTCAATGAGTTCAAGCCGATCATGGGGCGGCTCCAGGGCACGGCGTTTGGCGAAGGCGGCAAGCAGTTGACCGGGATCGAGCTCCAGGTCGTCAGCAACTATACGCCGACCGGCAACGAGCCCGGCGGCGCCCCCGAGGTGCAGGCGAAGGTGCGAAACCTCGAGGCATTCACGAAGATTTCTCGGGACGCGCGGCTCTACATGGCCAAGACGGGCCGGGGCGCGGTCGACGCGGATCAGCTCGACGGCATGATCCGCGACAAGATGCAGCAGGCCGGGATGCCGATCCCGAAGCCCGCGGCCGGATGGGAGAGCCCGACCGCTGGGCGCACGCCCCCACCGGTCGCGGGCCCCAACCAACTCTCGCGCCAGGACCCGCTCTACCAGCACGCCCGCTCGCGCGGCATGACTGACCAGCAGATCCAGACTAAGTACGGGATCACCTTGGTGCCCTGATGGGTCTCGACGATCTGCGCCGGGATCTCGGAGGCGACTCGCCAGGAGGTGTCGAGGCGCTGCGAGCCGATCTGCTTGGCCCGACCGCAGGCGACGAGGCGATGGGCCTGCCCACGCTCGGCGAGATCCCCGGGACCATCAATGCGGGGCTCAAGGCCGCCCGCGAATGGTTCCAGCCCGCCGCGAACAATCTCGTGCGTGCCCCGGGCGAGATCCTGACAGGCCAGCGGCCCCTCGTCACCGGCCTCCAGGCGCCGGCCGAATACCAGACGCCGCCCGAGAGCGCTGGCGGCAAGCTCGCGGCCGAGGTACTGAACGCAGTCCCGGAGAACATGACGAGTGCCGGCGCGCAGCTCGGCACGCTCGGGATGAGCCGCTACAGCCCGCTCCTGCGCGTGCTCGGCGCGGCGGGTGGGGCCGCCGCTGGCTCCGCTGCGTCGGGCAATGACCTCGGCACCGTCGCCAAGGATGCGGGGCTATATGGCGCGGTCACGGGCGGCCTCGAGGGGGCGTCCGCAGGCGTGAGCAAGCTCATCCGCTCGCTGCCCTGGATCAAGGGCCTCTTGAACGAAGGCGTGGCGTCGGGGACGGCGGATGTGGCCCAGACGGTCAACCCGGCACTCGGGCCGGCCATCGAGACCGCGCGCAGTGGGATCGCGCCCACGCTCAAGGGGGGCAGGACCGCCGCCGCGCTCCAGGAGACAGCACTCGGCCAGGGCGGCAAGCAGGCACTCGGCGGCGCCTTCGAGCAGGGCATGCTGGATACCACCCTCGCGGCGGGTGGCCAGGGCGTGCAATCGCGGGCGCTCCAGACGGCCTGGGAGCTCCTGCCAACTGGCAACCCGCTGGCGGATCGGCTCAAGAACGCCCTCGCGCCCTCGCCGAATGGGACATTCTCGCCCCAGCAGGCCGAGCGGCTCCTCGCCGAGCTTGGGGATGCGGCATTCAAGGGGGAGGCGGCCAGCCCCATTGCCCGCGGGATCGGCGGCCTCGAGCTGCGCAAGCTCTATGGGCAGGCGGTGAACGAGACGACGGCCGGGCTCCCGGCGCCCGCTGGGGACATTCTCTCGGGCACGCGCCGGGCCTTTGCGGGCGGCAATGCGCTGATGGAAGGGCTCCGCGAGCCGCAGGCGTTCCAGGGCCTGCCCAACCGGATCATGCTGAACACGCCCGCGCTGGGCCAATACCTGTCGACCAACCGCGCGGAGCTGGAATCCAAGCTCGGTCCCGACGGCTACCGCGCGCTCGCCAATGCGATCCTCGCGGGCGGCCAGGTCGGCACGCGCGACATCCTAGCCCCCGGCTCGGGCAGTCCGCTCGCCGCCCTCGCGCAGGTCTACGGGCGCGGGCAAGGCGGCGCCCCGCAGATCATCGGCTCCGTCCTGCGTACCGGCTTGCCGAACCTCGGCAGCGAGTACACCGGGCGGGCCCCCTTCACCCTCAACCCGCAGATCCAGGCGCTGATGGATTACCTCGGTCTGCGCGGGATGGAGCAGGCGCGCAACGCGGCGCCCCCACCCGCTTACGCTGGGCCGGCCATTCCGATAGGCCCCACCTATGGCCGATGAAGAGAGCGCCATCAGATCCACCCAAGGAGCCCGTTCCCGTGGACAAGGTCGGTCGCGTCCTCCTCACGCTGCTGGAAAAGCAAGGCCTGGCCGTGGTCATCGTGTTCTTCATGATCGGCTGGATCACGGGCTGGGTGCCGTGTCGCCTGTGCGATCAGCACATGGCGCAGGGCCAGGTGATCCAGGCCGCCGACACGGATCGCAAGCAGTTCATCGGCGCGGTGAGCAAGATCGCCGAGGCCATGACCGCGCAGACCGCGACCCTGGCCCGGATCGACACGCGGGACTCCATCTACACGTGCTCGCGGATCACCGACAAGGACGCGCGCGTGGCGTGCATCGAAGTCGCGGTGACGGGACGGTGAGGGCCCATGGCGTAGCGAGTACACGCTTGGGCGCGACCCAACGTATTCCTCGCATCCGCCACGGGTGGCCTTCGGCGCGACGGCACGAGTCGAACGTGCTCTCCCACGATCACGCCGGGGCCGAGAGGAGAATAGCATGACCACCCGGATTGCGCTCCTGGCGTTCGCGTTCTTCTGCGGCGGGTGCCTCGGCAATGGCGCGCTGCTCCAGGACACCTTCTGCAAGGGCAAGGCGACCATCGTCGGCGGGGGAAGCGGCTTCTCGGGGATCAACGGCACCATCGACTGCGGCGACGGCTTCACGTTCGTCTCGGGGACGAAGGGGAGCCAGACGATCATGCAGCCGCCCCCCGCGCCTCCGGGAGAGCCGCCCGTGGTCAACGTGCCCGTCAAGATCGTGCCGCAGACGCTGGCCCCGGTGAAGCCGTGATCGGCCCCGAGGTCGGCGTCCATGCCCCCCTGCCGCCGACCACCACGGAGCAGGAAGACCTCACCCATGCGGGTCAGCGCCGGGTCAACCTGATCTGGGAATACACCCAGGCGTTCATCGCCATTAGCGTGGTCCTGGTGTCGCTGACGGCCGGGCTCATCGCCGTGAAGCAGGGGCGGGAGGTGTCGGCGTTCCTCTCCTTCGTCTGCGGCAACGTCGTCGGGTTTTACTTCTCGCGCACCAATCACGCGGCCATCGGCGGCATCGGCCCCAAGCCCACCGACCCCTACCAAGGGCGGTAACGATGAGCTGGCTCTTCCTCGTGGTGTTCCCGCTGCTGTTCGGCGGCCCCGTCGTGGTGCGCGTCGAGAGCGAGACGGCTGAGCAATGCGCGAAGGTGCGGGCGCTGCTCGTGCGGCAGCTCGAGGACCACCGCAGCAATGCGACGGTCTCGGTCTGCGCCCTCGGCCTCGCCACCGCGGTGCCCCCGAAATGAGCGATGTACTCGGACATCGAGGCCCTCATCCGGCTGCGCTCGGAGATCATCGGGCTCCGGGCGGCGCTGCGGGACGCGCTCAAGCTCGAGCGCTTTTGGAGAGAACGGTCCCTGTACGGGCCGAGCGCCTCGATGCGCGAACACCGGCCGCATCCCCACACCGGCTCGATGCTGGCCCGCGATCGGCGCCGGGCCAAGGAGAAACCGCCGTGAAGGTGCTCGCTGGCCGGGTTCGACACCGGCTGCTCTGGCCTTTTGATCTCGGCCTGCGGAAACCGTTCCGCCCGAGCTTAATTTCAGCTTGCGCTGAAAGCCTTCGCATGTTGGGGGGCCACCCAAGCGTGTCCATCCACGCCGCAGCGAGCGAGGCCATCCTAGCATGACCAGGGAGACACCATGAGGCTGATCCTGCTAGCCGTGCTCCTGCTCGCCGGGTGCGCGTCGCGCCCGTTCCCCGAGCGCCCCGATGTGGCGTTCTACCACCACCCGACGCCGCTGCTGATCCCGCAGGCGCCCGTGCAGCGCCCCGGGATGCGCCCGCTGACGCCCCCGCCCGTCGAGGCGCCCGTGTGCATGACCGACATGGACCACGCGGCGCTGAGCACGTACTTCGACCGGATCGACGCCTGGCGGCACAAGGCGGGGAAATAGGCCATGGGCCAGATCATCATCACCTTCACGGGGCCAACGCCCGCGATCGTCGTCGTCCCGGACGGGCCGCCACCACTTCCACCACCACCGCCACCACCTCCACCGCCGCCACCTCCACCGCCTCCCGTGACCATGCCCTTCGTCTGGCCGCCCGAGTGGCTGGCGCCGCACGACCCCTCGGAGCGGTA